GCTCAAGTAAGAAATGAAAGAGCTGAATCGCTATCCCAAACGAAAGAATGGAGGCGATCTGAGTATGCCCTTTTGAGCATGCTCGGTACTGCCGGTTGGACTAGTAAGCTGTCGGAAGCACCTGACGCAATCTCTTACATCCTTCGCAAGAAGGGTGTTGAGGGAGATGCTAGGGCTGTGACCTATGCCGAACGCCAGTTGCTGACGTTCCTAGGTACGGATGCCGGTCGAGAGTTCCACCCATTCCCTAGTGTCCTTGCGACATTAGGTTCTGTGGGCCAAGACTACTTCGATTTGGTACACCCGTATCACAACGCGTACGGTGACTGGAGGGAGTCTGTTCCTTCCACCGAGCCAGTTGGTGTCATCGGTTCTACTCAAGAACCGGGTATGAAGTTTCGGGCCTTTGCAAGTCCAAACCTCATTCTTCAGGCGGCTTTGGAACCGCTGAAAGTGAACCTTCTGTCTGCTGTGAGTCGACTTCCCTTCGATTGTACACACGATCAAGGTAAGGGTATAGTGAAAGTACAGGAGTGGCTACATCGATCGAACACCGTATTCGCTGTCGATCTGTCTGATGCAACAAACAACTTTCCACTTGGTTTACAAACCTCGTTGTTACGCCGTATAGGAATTGACGAAAGTCACGTACGTCTCCTTGAACTCGTGTCTCGGAGCCCCTACAAATTAATGTGGGGTGAACGTAAGTTGGTGTCGTGGGATATAGGTCAGCCCCTTGGGGCTGGTCCTAGTTTCCCGGCATTTGCATTAGCACATTCATGTTTGGCCATATGTGCCGGTTTGAAAGCCGGCCTTCCCTTAGATGAAATCCAGGATAGTTTTCTCGTTCTGGGCGACGATTTCGTAACGAAATCTGAGGGTCTGCATCGAGAGTATAGAAAGCTTCTCAAAGAGTTATCCTGTCCGATTTCCGAGCAGAAATGCCTGGAGTCACGGATCGCTTCCGAGTTTGCTGGAAAGCTCATCTTTGCCAATTCAGTGTACCATGGTTACAAATACTCCACCGCCAGTGACGTCAGTTTCTTGGACGTTGTGCGCACTTTGGGCCCTCAAGCCATATCTGAACACTTTCTCACGAGAGATCAGGTAGCAGTGTGTAAACTGGTACAGGATATCCCTGAACCATTCGGGCTGGGTTTCAATCCGAAAGGTCTCAAGTATGAGGTCAGGTACGAAAAGTACTTATGGCTTAAGAACGAGCTGAGTAAGAAAGATAAACCTTTAGAGTATGTCTCCCTAGCTTCATTGTACAATAAGTTCGCTCATCTGGCAAGAACGCCAGACTTATGGAACTATTTCCAAGCGGACACCCGACAGTTTCAGGAAACTGAGGCTCGTCTTGGGTACGGTCAACGAATGGGTACTGAAAAGGACCTGTTTGGTGTTAGGCAAGGCGTACTCCTCTCTATGTTTATAGAGAAAGGGGATCCGAGAGCAAAGCCGCCTTTAATCAAGGCTCGCGAGCTCAAGGCCATTTCCGATTTAGTCGATCGGAGGATGGTAACCTCTGCTGTTAGTGTGGCTTTGACAGCTACACCCCTCATTTCGAGGGTTGGTCTCGCACTCAGAGAACCCGGTGTAACCAAGAGAGATGTGTTGGGCCTACAGGCTTTATACACACTCTCAAGCGAACACGTCAGGGCTCTGCTTAAACTGAACCAAACTAACAGTTTCACCCCTGGAAGCAGTATCTCCAGGTTCGCAACACATTACCTTGACCTACATTCTACTGTAGGTCGAACAATGGTCACCTCGGTGACCCCGTCCCTCCACTGAGATGTGGGGGGCTGGTGGGTAGGAATACCCATCGGTAGTGCTGGAACTCGGAGTAATCCGCGAC